AGGCGAACTCGGACGCACCGCCGATGCCTTTCATCGCGTCGACCGGAGTGATGACTTCGCCGGTGCCCGTCGAAACGTGTTCCAGCATCGCATCCAGCGTCAAGTCCATCGGCACTTCCACGCCCTGGCGAACCGTGTCGAGCCGATCGCGGTCCAGAACGTAGTCCAGCGTCTTCTTCTCGCTGTAGATCAAGTTGCCCGTGCCGATCTTGATGTCGAGCTTGTTCGACTCGAACGTCAGCACGGCACTGGCCGCATACGTTCCAGGGCCGAGGGCCGGCGAGAACGTAATGCCCGTCGTCGGTCCCATTGTGGTCGGAGTGCGGGCCGTGACCGTATGCACGGCGGTCGCGTCCGTCTCGCCCGCGATCTTGAACCGTGCCCCGACCGGAATCAAAGCCGGCACTTTGCCGTTCAATACGACGGAGGTCAACGTCGCCAAGGCCGTGTCCCCGGCCATTGGCACGGGAGTCACCGGACCCACGGCGGTCCCCGCCAGACCATCCAAAATTGAGAAAATGCAATCGCGCAACTGGACAATGGCCAAATGTACACCTGCCCCTTTTCTGTTCGCGGATCAGGCCGCGATGGTTCTCTGCCGAATGCGATCGCGTAACGTGCTGTAATTAACGCCCGTTGCGACTGCGGCAGCTTTGATTGACGGGTATACGACCCCGTCAAGTTCGATTTGTTTGTTCTTCTTGCACCGCGATGACCGAAACTCCGTCTCGGTCATTCTCAGATACTTCCATGTCTTGTCTTCGCGGCACGCTGTTACACGCTTCCAAAAGTTCTGATAGTCCAGCCCACAAGCTGCGGCTGCGTCACCGAGCGTTGGATAAACAACGCCGTCGACGGTGACACTGCGCCCTTTCTTTGGGCGAGCACGCTGGATGCCTTCGGCGTAAAGTTCGGCCGACGACTTTGACAGCAACGACCAATCCCCGTTCTTTCGGGCGCGACGGATGCGGCCCTTCATACATTGATGAGAGACGCCGTGCCGCACAGCAAGAATCGTCGCAGCGTCCAATACGCTATCAAACTGTTCACCAGCAATTACGACTGCCTTCTTATGCGAATCGCTAATGCGATGTCGGGTGCCTATACTGAGTGGTGGCCGAACTCTTCGGGCGCTTGCCATCCGCATCTTGGCCCGCATTTCCTCGGTCGGCACCCAGCCGTGATTCCCGTCCCCGCCGTCTGACAGGTTGTACCCGTGCGGTGCCTTCGTCCTGAGCATTGCAACGGCCCGCTGCTCCATTTCTTTGATGAAGCTATCTTCTCCGCAGCACAGTATTTCGGTATGCAGATTTGCTCGTCCGTACTTTCGCTTGGCTGCGAGCACGAGCCGGGAACCGCTACCCGCAAAATGCTGACTCAATCGAGTCCCGACATCCCGCGATATGCCGACGTATCGCTTGCCATTCACCAGATTGGTGATGACATAAAGAAACAACACCTTCTTGCTGCCCGCTGCCGCCACGCTCACCCCTTACTCTGTTAAATCGAGAGTGTAGCGTGCATCGCTCATCGACTCGGAAAACTTCTCGGGCATCGTCAACTGCCCGAAGTGATGCACCTTCACGGAGTTTGCTCGTGGGACCGAGAGACACCCGATCCACGATTTGTCATCACCCGGCTCGGACCCGTATTTGAACACGGGTATCGGGCCGGCCATCGCTTGCATGAACGCACCGATCAGCGTGTGCCGCCGATAAGCGTTGTTCAATTCATACCGGCACTGCAACAACACGTTGGCGTCGACCGTCAGCCGAAAGAAGCCATTGCTCAGTTCTTGAACGCTCGGCCCGGTAATGCGGATTTCGACATGGGCCGGCGCCTGCGAGAACGCATCGCTACGATCTTCCGCCCCGTCGATGATCGCCGGCAGACTGCTAGCGTTCGCGACCGCCATCAAGTAATCGGCGACCGACGCATAAGTCCAACGTGCCCAATTAGCGTTCATGTTAGGAGGCCCCGTCCGTCAGACGAATGAAGTCGTCCGCTCGAACCGAAATGATGCGTGCCGGCCTCTCGCCGATCAGGGCCTTGGCCGTCACGACCCAGCCCATTTCAAACTCGAATGTCTCGATCTGCTTGATGCCGTACTTCACGCCGCTGTAAACGATCCAGTCGTCGGCAGTGAGCAACAGGCCGGGCGCATCCGCACGGGCGATCAGGAACACCCGCATGTCCGTATCGAATTGGCCGCCGAAAGCAAACTCCCGGTTCGCCCCCGTCACGGCCACGTTGCGTACCGTCTCTCTCGCAAACTTCGCCGACAGCACCGCCGCAACGACGTTCGTGACCGAGGCCGGCACGGTGCGGGCGCCCGTCTGCGTATCGAGCGTCGGCGCACCCTGCTTGTAGATTTCAATGGGATTGCCGTAGTCGCGTTTCAAGCGATACAGCAGAGCCTTCATGCGTAGCGGGAGGTTGCGGTTCACTGGCTCAAAAACCGATCAAGGCGTTCCATGACGACCGTGTTCTTCGTAATGACCGCCGCACAGTCTTTGACCAGCGGCAGCAGCACGCCCCGCGTCTCGTCTTCGAGCGTCGCGATCCGTGATGTCAGCTTCTTCTCTCTGTAGAAATCGCGGTACAAGAATGAGACGACAATGGCCGCCCAAATACCGAACGTCCGCGCAAGTTCCATCCATTCCATGTGTGCATCCCCGTAGAGACACCGGCCGCCCGGCACGAATACCGGGCGGCCAAGTGTGATTGCAGACTGGGACTAGCCCAACAGCGGCACGCATTGCAGCGTGTCGAGCACCGCCACACCGGCCAACAGGTCGATGTTGACGCGGGTGCCGCCCAAGCTGCTGTCGTACTGCATGACCACGCGAATCGCGACGTCGTCGTAGTTGGCGACGGCCGCTTTCACGCCCAGGTCCGGGGCGGGGATCGCCAGCGGACGGCTGACCAACGCGACGGCGTTGGGGGTGAAGCACCAGTTGAAATCGCCCGCCGGGCCGGGGAAGGCCAGGTCGGCGTTCGACAGGGCGTTGACGAGCGGCCGATCGAGCAACAAGGCTTGGACGCCCGCGCTCTGCAAGGTCGACTCGTTGACCGCGTAGACGGCACGGCCCGCGCCGGTGCCGAAGGCGATCATCTGGCCCGCTTTCGGGGCGTTCGTCCAACCCGTGACCAAGATTTCCTTGGAGTACCCGGCCGCGTACCCGCCGCTGACCGCGCAAGCCTTGTAAATCGTGATCGCCGCGCCCGCCGAAGTGGCGTTCGCGTTGGCCTCGTTCATCGTGACCGCCGTGGTGTCGGTCGTCGACGTCTTGGCCACCAAGAAGGAGGGTTGGTCGTTGCCGGCCACGACGGCGTATTCGCCGACGTTGGCCGCGTAACCGATCACGCTGCACGGCTGCGAGCCGGTAGCGCCCGCCGCCGCGGGGTTCGTCACGGTGCCGGTCGCGACATCGCTGATGCCGACGCCCATGCTGTTGACGTTTTGCCCCATGTAGGTGTCGAAGCCCAAGATGTGGCCCAATTGGGCCTTGGTCAACGCCATGCCGTCGTCACCGCGCTGCTGGGCCTGGATGAACAGGTCCGTCTTCAAGAAGGCGGTTTCGCTGGTGGGCGCGAGCACCAACATACGGCCGTCCATCGGGCAGTTGTTGGTGTTCAGGATTTGCCGGGCCTGCAACAGCGTGTCGCGGGCATTGGACGAAGACAGTTGGCCGAGGCGCCCGGCGCGCTTCGTGGGGCCGACGTCAACGAACTCGTGAATCCGGCCGAGGATGGCGCGGTCGACCTGGCGGCCGATGTTCTGCATGGCCGGCAGAAGGTGCGTCTGCACCAAGCTCTGCATGGACTTGCTGGCTTCCGCGTCGCGGATGACGAACGAGTCGTAGAACCACTGATCCAACGCGACCCGCACGTTGGTCAACTTGGCGTCACCGACGGTGTAGCTGTCGGAATCGGTGCGCCGACGACCCTGACGGCGTTGCGGCCGGCGGGTGTTGACCACGTCACCGAACTCGCGAATCTCGTTCTCGAACTGGCGATTCACGAGCCGCGTGGCGACGGTGGTTTCCGTCAAGAGGGCCACGCCTTCCCGCGCCCAGAGGTCGGGAATCAAAGCCGAGTTGTCGTTGTCGTAACAGACAACTTCCGGCAAAGACAGACACAGATACAACGGATTCATACTCTGCCCCTAGATGCCCGCGATGTGGTTTAAGCTAAGCCCAAGGCTGCGGGGTTTTCCTTGCGTAGCTTCATGTACTGATCCTGCGTCAGATTCTTGATGTCGATTTTGCCGCCTTGCGGCAGGTGGCCGCTGGCCGAGCCGCCGATGCCGCCGACCACGCCTGACTTGAACAGGTTTCCGTACCGCGTCGGGTCGGCTTTCATGTGCTTGATCGCCTCGTTGGGCGACATTTGCAGCACCTTCTTCTCGCCCGTGTCCGGGTCCACGGTCAGCACGTCCACCATGACCTGTTCGCCATCGGTGAATTTGGCCTGGCCACGCAAGACCGTGACCACGATGTCCGAGTTGAAGGCGTCTTCCGCCGTCGCCGCATCACGCAGCGCACGCTCGATGGTCGAATCGTGCCAACGCTTCTCGGCCTCCACGGCTCGCTTCTCGGCGGCCGACAGCTTCCCGGTGAAATCCTCTTCGAGCTTCTTCTTCTCGATCTTGGCCTGTTCCTCTTTCGTGCGCAGTTGCTTGCGCACGTCTTCCAACGACTCTTCGAGCTTCGTGCGTTCCTCGCCGGTCAGCTTGGCGCTTTCGAGAGTCGATTGAAGCTGCTGTTCGAGCTTCTGATATTGGGTCTGATGCTTCCGCTTGTCTTCGGCAAGCGCCTTGTCGAACTCGGCTTGGGTGAGCGTCTTCGGGGCGCCTTCGGGCGGCGAGGCCGGCGGCGCAGCGACCGGGGCCGGCGCACCGTCACCGTCGTAGCAAACCAGTTCCGGGGCCGAGGCGTAGAGATTGATGGACGAGCGGAGCATCAGTAGGTTCCTTTTCTTTCCCCTGAAATAAAACGCGGCAGGGTCGGGTATGCCCTTGCAACGTCCGGCAGATCGCCGGTTAAGAGACGCGAGGTAGGCTGATGGCGGCTTCATCCCGCAAATACGGGCGAAGGATTCGCCAGGCCAGCGCGCTTGGAATCATGTTGATGAGGTGTTCAACGTAAGTCAGATCGGGGCCGTAAACGGTCTTGGTCCCGCCGTAACTTTCCGTGTTGACCCGCAAGTTTTCCAGTTCGATCTCGGGGTCTTTATTGTCGAGAAGCGAGTGAGCGATCTCGTAGCACGCAACGCGAATGTCTTCGGGAACGTCGGTATCGTCGTCGCGCGGAAACTGCAAGGATTGCGTTGCGTCCGCGATGCGGTCGTTGGCCGGCGTGGCATTCGGCGTACCGAGCGGGTTGGCCTGGTCCCAGACCCACACCGAATGCTTGTCACCTTTGAAATTCAGCGTGTCGATGATCCGCGTCGCCGCCATCAAAGCCTTCGGCCGGTCGGTGACGTCCGCGTTCGTCCACGCCGTCTCGTGCAGACGGTTGGCGAAGTAGTCAGTCGCTTCGGCGATCGTGCCGTAGTAGTCGGTGTTCATAGCTTAGTTTTCGGCACTGATGTCAATTAGCCCGGCTGTCGTGCCGTTTGCCGAAATGGCCCCGGCTATGCCCTGCGTCTGCGTCGATGCGAGCGTCAGAAACATACCGAGAGTGGTCGGCCCATTATTGTTGGTGAAGGCAGTCACCGACGTTCCCGCCGGGTTGGCACCAATGCCGTTGAACCGGAAGTTGCTGGCCGCCGAAAACGCGACTGTCGGGACGATGCGCTTCCTGACGTATGGGATCATCGCTAAAGCGACGGTCGTCGACGTCATGTAGGCGTTGCCAAAAACCGAAGCAATGTCGGTGGCCTGGATACGCTCAAAGAACCGCAGGCAAAGGTCAAGTTCCGACTGGACAGGCCGATACTCAAAGTCAGAAACCGATGATCCGGGTTCGAGTTGGACATTTGCGATGTCCAGTGCCGACGACGAGATACCGCTGTCAAAGCTGACGCCCAAGAAATTCTCGGTCCCGATCGTCTTGCCGCCGATGCCGGGCACGGATACCGTGACGGAGTGGCGTTGCCAGGTGTCTGTGCAACTCAATGCACCGAGACTTGTCACAACGGCCGTCGAACCGCCGCTACCGAAATTCTGCGTGAGGGAAACCGTTACGCTATCGAGATTGCCGGCGATCGCCCGCTTGACATAGAAACTGAGCGTTGCTGTTTGCCCGGCCAGCGTGCGGACATCCTCGATATGCTGGCTCATCACGTTCTTGGTCAGACCGCTGCTGGATTGGATTCCATAGCGGTAGAAGAACTGCGGTTCGCCAGGAACATCAGTTTGACCAAGCGTGAATGGCTGCAACGAAACGGCGATCGTGGCCGTCCCGTCGAATGTCGTGACCCAGCGGTCGATATAATACGTCCCGCTCGCCGTGACATTGAACGCTCCGGTCCCTCGTTGGGCGATTCGGAAGCCACCATTGATGATACGGTTTCGGAAGCCTTGCAGGCCGACCCCTGTGGGGCCTTGGGCGCCTGGCTGGCCCGTGAGGCTGATGTCCCAATCCGTGAATGTCCCGATGCCACCAGTCGAATCGACGTTGACGGTCAGCGTCGTCCCCAAGTATTGCGTGACAACGCCTTCCAGCCAGTTTGTCGGAGCGCTGGCGGATGCCACACGCACGCGTGATCCGGCGACATAGGCCAACCCAGCTTGTGTCGTCCACGCCTTTGAACCCGTGCCGACGACGATGCTGGTTATGCTTGTGCCGCCGTACCCGGCGCCATTCGTTCCATTTGTTCCAGCGGCACCCGTAGCGCCTGTGGCCCCGGTTGCACCAGTAGCGCCGGGAGTGCCCGCGGCCCCTGGGTCACCGGCTAAATTGAAGTCCCAGTCCGTGAACGTCCCGGCGCCGTTGGTTAGGTCCGCATTGATGGTCAGCGTCGTCCCGGTATACCCTGTGACAACACCTTCCAACCAGTTCGTCGGGCCACCGGCCGAGGAAGCGCGGACGCGAGCACCGACCGTATAGGCCAGCCCAGCTTGCGTCGTGAAGGCTTTCGCACCCGTACCGACAGCGAAGCTAGTCGTGCTGGTGCCGCCGTATCCAGCCCCAGCCGCCCCGGTCGCGCCCGCAGCCCCGGTTGCTCCCGTCGCGCCGTCCGGCCCTGTCGCGCCTGTTGCGCCCGTTGCGCCGGTCGGCCCGGTAGCACCCGCCGCGCCCGCTTGGGCAAAGAGATTCCAATTGGCGGAAGGTGGCTGACTGTTTGTGCTGGCCCCGATCGCGATGTAGCTGCTACCGCCAAACTGAACGCCATCACCAATCGCGTAGGCGGTCGTGCTGCTCCAATTGCCTCGCCACAAGATGCCGGCGCCTGCCGGCCCCGTGGCTCCGGTCGGCCCCGTCGCCCCAGTCGAACCCGTCGTGCCTGTCGCTCCGGCCGGACCCTGCGGCCCGGTCGCGCCCGCGGCACCCGTGGCCCCGGTCGAACCCGTCGCACCCGTGGCCCCGGTCGGCCCCGTGGCACCCGCTGGCCCTTGCGGACCCAAGGGGCCTTGGTCACCTTTCGCGGCGATCAGGTTCCAATTCGCGCTGGGAGGCTGCGAATTCGTGTTCGCGTTGACCGCGACATAGCTGTTGCCGTTCAGGCTGACGGCATCGCGAGGTTGGTAAGACGTCGCGCTCGACCAGGCGCCGAGCCAATTCACGCCGACCGGGCCGGCGACCCCTTGCGGGCCGGTCGGCCCCGCCGGGCCTGTAGCCCCGGTCGAGCCGATCGGGCCTTGGACGCCCGCCGGGCCTTGGATGCCGGGGTCGCCCTTGATGCCCTGAACGCCTTGCGCGCCTTGCGGCCCCGTCGCCCCGGTCGGACCTTGCAGGCCCGTGCTGCCTTGTTCGGCCAACAGATTCCAGTTGGCCGAAGGCGGCTGGCTGTTCGTGTTGGCCACAACCGCGATGTAGCTGTTGCCGCCGAAGAAGACAGCATCATTGACCGCATACGTGGCCGCGCTGCTCCACCCCGATCGCCAGTTGATGACGCCGGCGCCAGCCGGGCCGGTTGGTCCTTGGGGGCCTTGCGGCCCCGGAGGGCCGCCGCTGCGGCTGATGAAGAAGCTGCTCAAACTAGAACCCGACCAAGCTGTTGAGGGTCGTCGTGATGTTGACGTTGTTGTCTTCGACCGCGGCTTCGCGAATCAAATCCTTGACCGCATCGTCGCTGAGCGAGAATGGGAATTGGCCCGCTTTGTAACCGGCGGTCACGCCGGTCGGATCGCTGCCTTGCGCGGGGATCGTACCGCCGACGATGCTGAAGCGTTGCAAGCAAGCCCAGCCGAGCCGATCCGATTGACCATCGGTGGTCGTGCTGATCGCCCCGGCGGTTCCGCCAACCAGCGATGCGCCATTGATCGTGGCCAAGGGATGGTTGCGATTCGAGACGACCACCCCACTGAAGGTCAGGGTCGCGGCGCCCGTCGTCAGCGGGCCGCCCGCGACGACGATGCTACCGTTGACCCAGCCGGGAATCGCGGCAGCCGTGGCAGCGACGTCGATCGCCGTTTGAATCGTGGCCGCAATGGCGTTGTACGCGATACCCGCCGTCGTAAACGTCTGGCCGCCTAACAACGTGATCGTCAACGCGAAGGTGCCGCTCGTGACAGTGCCGCCGTATTGGGCGATCGACTGCACCTCGTTGGCCGCGGCCAACGAGGTGGGAAGGGTGAAGTCACCAACCAACTGAAGCAATTCGCTCAAGTCTCGTGCGGCGGCCGAACGGGGGACCACGGAGATAGATTTGGCACTGGCCAGAAGCGACGCGATGACACCCATGTTAAATCCCCATCCAGGCAATGTCTTGGTTTGCGACGCTCGACACGACGTAGAGCGAGTCAAGTCTTTCCAGCGGCATGAACGCCGAGTCACCAGGCAGGATCGGGATACCACCCGTCTGCGACGAGTCGGCTGTGACGGCGGGGCCGCCAATCCAGATCGGCGCCGTATTCGGAACGGGGTCCGTGCTGCCGGGACACCGGAACAAAACGCCTTTGGTCGTGCTGAAGGCCAAGTCTGTGAGCTTCACGCGGGTTGTCCCCACGGCTGTATGGCCGTGGTGCATGTTGCTCGCGTCGACCGATTCTTTTTCGATAAACATTAGGCTGCCATCCAAGCGTATTTCTGGCCCGCGGCACTGCCTACGACCCAAATCTTGTCGACCGAGTCGACGTCGATCTCGATGGACTCGCCTTTGGCCAGCGGAAACCCGGTGGTAGCGCTGACGCTGTTGTCGTGACCGAGGTAAAGGGTGCCTGTGTTCGCGGCGTCGGCCTTGATAGTGACGCTCTTTGCGGCCTTGAAACCCATGTCCGCTTGTTGCGACGCGACACCAACCGTGCCTGTCCCAGTGCGGAACTCACCCTTGCTCGAACGCTCGATGTTCATTGGCCACCCTTGCTTGTTTTGTTGCCCTTGCCACGGACCCGCTTTGGCGTGCCGTCCGGGTTAAGCTTCTCGTCTTTGCCGGCCTGCGGGTTCGTCGACAATTCGGGCACGCCGCGGGCGGCCGGGTCGCTCTCCGGCGGCTTGGGGCCGGCTTTGGTCTGGGCCGCGATGATCGCCGCGGCCCGATCGACCCGCTCTTGTTCCGCGATTGTGTGCTGCGTCTTGTCGTATCCCAACGACTCGGAGGCGACTTCGCCGCCGACCAGGCCCTCTTGGTGGGCCGCGATCACGATGTCAGGATCGCTGACAACGTAATTGGCGTCGTCAATCTCTTTGGTGATCTTGTTGAGCGTTTCCGCGCTGACTTTGCCGCCGAGCAAGGTGGAGGCCAGAAGCTTTTGGATTTCCTTGCGGGCGGTGTTACTTGTGAGCTTGTTCGAGAGAATCGACAGCTTTGTCGATTCGTCGATCCGATCCATGTCCGACTTCAGCGCGTACCGCTTGGGGTACATGACGGTCGCGATCGACCGCTTCGTCGGGTTGACTTGCTCGTATGCCGACCAGAAATCCGCAATGCGGTGTTCGGCGTTTTCGAGTTGGAGGCCGATGAAGCTGAGGCCGGCTTCCAAGCCCTGATTGTCCATCGACTTCGACTCGGCCGACGCGCGGGTGGCCATCGCCTGTACGGCCAGATGCACCAGCTTGCGAATGTCGGCTTCGAGCTTGTCTTGCAGTTGCAGCGAAGCCTTCAGCGGTCCTGTCGGCGGCGCGATGAAGCCGGGCCGCTCCATGTTGGCGCCGTAATATCGTCCTTGCGTGATGCCAACCGGGGATTCGCGGTTGCCGGCCCCTTGGCCGCCCTTCGTACCCGTGTTGTCACCTTCCAGCCCTTGGCGGACATGGTTAGGCAACCCGGACTTTTGCTCGGTGTAGAACGGGAAGTTCGCCTTCAAGGCGTAGTTCACGTCCGTCGACCCGATGTTCAACAACGCGACCTGATGGCCGACGATGTTGCGCATCAACGAGTCGCCGATGTCTGGCATCACGAACGGGATGCGATTGATCTTGAGTTCGATCGGCCCGACGCCGGGCGTGCCGTCTCGCCCGCACGGCTTGCCGTCCGAATCCAAGAACTGCATGTTGACGAGGCCGGTATTGTCGTCAATCCAGACGCGACGGAAGCGGTAGACCTGCGCCACCGGCAGCATCGTCACAGCGTCATAGCTCATGTCCGTATCGCGGAGCATGAGGGCCTTGAATTCGGAAGGCTGGTCCGGTCGCGAGTAGGCCCACGAGATAATGTCTTCGACGCCGTAGCTGTATAGGTAGGGCCGCTTGCCGGCCGCATCCGCCATGCTGACATTCTCGTCGAGATAAGGCATATCGACGTAGACGCCGCAGCGGCCCATCACCACCAAATCGGGCAGCATGTTCCGACCGACGAAAGCGTTCATCGTCGAGCCACGCATGTCGACGCCTAAGCTGCCGCCAGCCACGGCTTCCTGATACGCCTGGCTGCCGCCGCGGCGAACGACGTCGATCAATCGTTGGAAGATGCTATCGCGTATCTCGTTCACGGCCGATGCGGCGTGCGTCGCCACCGGCGTCAACAAGCGGCGGTTGTCGAAATCGGCTTGATCCTCACGCGACGAGAACATTTTCAAGTAGCGGTCACGGAACAACCAACCGCCGTTATACGCATCGCGCCACAGCAACCACTCGCCGGCCTGCGCCGTGTAGAGCGGATGTTGGAACTGTGCGAACGGGTTGGTAAGTACGGTTGCCACTACAAAAACTTCCCGACGTTTTCCCCGGTGAATTTGCTGGCTGCCAGCGGCAGGCCGATCTCGGCGTAGTTCAGCGAGTGGGCGTAATGGTCCGGCCCGCGCTTCTTGAACACGACTTCCATGTCACCGTCGTCGTTCTTCTCGTAAGTCCGCACGAGCGACTTCATGTGCTCGCGATAGTCGGCCGATACGTCCCGAGGCAACTTGATCCGCCCCATGCGGAAGCGGCCCAACGTACCTGTCAACCAATTGGTGCGATCGACAGTGGCTATCGGCGAGCCGGTGTGTTCCTCGCTCAAGCCGATCTCTTTGGCCGTCTTTCCGTTTCTATAACGGCAGAGGTAAACGCACTCTGTCTCGTCGTTGAATCGTTTCGCGAACCGGCGGGCCTCGCTAATGTCCGGGTCGGCGTCCACGACGCAGGTCAAGACTTGCCATTCCCAAAGCAATTGGTCGGCGAAGGCCCAATCTGTTTCAAGAAACGTCCCGTGTGCCAAGACCTTGCAGTGAGCGGTCGCATTCAAGTCTTGCGAGAACTGATCGAAGAACCACTCGCAGACCGTCCAGTAGCAAATCTTGCCTTGGTCAATGCCCATCGTGATAAGGCGTCTGCCGTCACGCGGGCGTGGGTCTTGCGTCGTGTACTCGCCGATGCTGGCGTTAATCAAGTCGTCCGTGACTTGGGCGCCCTCTGCCACGTAGGGCAGGCCGAGCTTCGAGTTCCAAAACTCGGTGGCCGCGGCCTCGTCACCTTGGCCGAGGAAGTATTCGCCGACCAGTTTGCCGGGCGTCTTGACGTAGCTGTAAAGCTGCGGAATCCAAAAGCCGCGATGATCCGGGTCACCGCCTTCGATCGTCGGTTGCCAAAAGCCTTGGCTTAGAAATTCCGGCTTCGCTTCGTGCGGCAGTTTCGCCTTGCACTCTTTGCACTTCAGGAACGATTCATGACGCCGAACATCGTTGCTTGACTCGCCGATGATCTCGACGCAGTCCGGCCAGATCAGTTCCGTCAGTCGCGAGCACGACGGACAGCGGAAGACGAAATGCTCTTGTGTTGACTTCAGGTAGAGCGAGTGTACGCCGTAGTCCGGTACGGTCGGCGTCGAGATCGCCCACACCAGGCGAGACAACTGGCCATCGAGCCGCGTCAACGCGAGGTTGATCTTCTTCTGACTCATCCGGTCGACTTCGTCCAAGACTAGGACGGACGCCGGAATCGAGACTAGGTTGCTTTCCCCGCGTGACCCGCGAATGTAAAGCGAACTTGTGGCAGTACGCTTGAGGCCGACTGAATTGGTATCGGTGAAAAGGGCCTTGAGGTAGGGGCTGAGTTCGAGTGCTGACCCGAAACGATCTCGGCTGAAGTCAGAGGCCACCTGCGAGGTTGGCAGAACGTACAGTGCATTGCGTTTCTCTTGGTCGACCGCGAACAACGAGCGGTTCATGCCGACGACCGTAAAGCCCATCTGTGCCGCCTTCATGGCGGTGTTGAATTCGGCTTTCGAGTCGAGTATTTCCCTCACCCACGGATGAAACTTCGTGGAGTACGGGCCAGGGAAGTCACCGCCCATCACGATTCGCTGGGCCGCCCACCGTGAGCACGTCGTAAGCGACTTGCCTTGCAGACCGTTTGCGATCGCCGAGATAAAATCGGCGGCCAGTTGCGTATGCGGGGCCTGCATGACCAGA